CACATATTGCTTGCGCGCTTGAGCGCTTGAACGCTTGCTGCCTGCGCTTCGTGCTTGGCTTGCGGCTTGCGGCCTTCCATAGCCAATAATCATTAACAGTGCCCCGAACCATGCTCCGAGCTGCAGGCGCCGCGGGACCAGCGTCCCGCAGCAGCTTACTATTGTAGGTTGAGCGATTACTCATTGATGTTCACCTGGTCCAGCATGTCGTCAGTGGAGTCAACTGGGCCGTAACCTTCCTTATAGTTACCTGTTACGTCGGTACCCTCCGGGGTCAGCTCAATTTTAAACTTAGCTGGAAACACCACGGCAACATCACCTGCCAGTCTAGGATCCGGCATCTGTGCACCAAATTGACCTTTGAACAGGTTATAGCGTAGGTGACTAGCTCTATGATTAATTTGAGGGTCAGCTTTCATTAATGCCTCTTCATCACAGTATAGGTCCACGTCTACAGACTCGGGCTTATTGCCACGCTGTATCCAGCGTCCCTGTGCTATCTCTATAATGTTAGTATTGATTAATGGATACACATCCTCGAAGCGCGGTCCATCTGATCCGGCCTCTAGTTCGTGCATCACAGCTGGGCTGTCATCAGCTTTTAGTATTAGTACATTTTGTTTTTTCATATTGTTTCCTTTCTGTTGTTGGGGCCTTTTAGTAGTTAGCGCAAGAAGGCCCCGTAAACGTGCGCATATCATCTTATCCCATATTCATGACACAATGTCAAATATTATTTTTGCTTGCGGCCTTGCGGCCTTGAACCCTTGCGGCTTGAGGCCTGGCCCGGAGGGGTTATTGCGCATAGCGAAAAAACTCCGGACCAGCATGGCTTTGTGCTATTCTAGTGTTTCAAAGTTATCACTCTGTAGCGTTTCACATGCCTCGCTGGGCCCGGCGCTTTAGAGCACTCCGGGCCCGTGGATAGTTTTAAAGTTTTCACTTCGCATATAATGCATAGGCACTATCCAGCCTGATGTGCACGGGATGTGCATACACGTGCTTTTAGCCTACATCACCCCGGGCACAGTGCCCAGCAGTCCCTCGGGTCTGCAAATACCTGCCGGGCACAGTGTGCCTAAACTACCCTTTCGTTTGTTACATAGACACTTATTAATGTGTCAGCATTTTAGGCACAATATTTATATGGGAAAGTATTTGACAATTACAAGGGGTAATGATATAAAAACGAATCAACCAATAGAAAGGATAAGATATGATTGACGAAATACAAGAGATGAACGAAGAGCCAACATTCGAAGAATTTACAGAACGATTGATTGGACAATTTAAAAAAGCAGACCACTTTTACATTGTACACTATTGCAAGAAAAGAGATGATGTAGAAGAACGAAGATGTTATTGGGATGAAAAATCTAGAATTTGGATGACCAGTAAAAATAAATTAGCAATTACTTGTGTTGCATTAAATAATGATGATTACACGATAGATGGATATCGAACTTTTACTAATATATTCACTATTAAAGGTTATCAACCTAAGGTGGCAACTAGTGAGGGGGTGCATTAATGGAACACGCATTTAGAAAAGGCAAGGCTTATATTTGTCAAAATCCAAGTTGTCAAAAAAAGTTCTATAAATATGGATATGGCACAAGTAGTACTATTAGATATGTTTACGGAAAAAGTGAGGCAGAACTAAACGCAAGATTAGACCATATTGAAAGTCAAGGGCAATGGCGCCGATATGAAGAGGCTCAGGAATATAGCTGGTCTGGTCAATGGTGCCAAAAAATGAGGTCAACTAGACCTGATACATATGGACCATACTTCCATTCGCAAGGGTGCATGTATGATTGGCTTAGCGATAATATAGCTGAAATTCATAATATAATACTTGCACAAAATAACAATTCTGTTAATATCCCAGAATAACATAAATTAAAGAAAGGAAATAAATTTATGGCTAAAATAAGAATGAATGACGAGTATCGGAAGAAAATATTAAACCGATATATCGAACACGCAGAAGGCGAGGACACTCAAGAGAGAAGGGCATATCTTGACGC